TTAATAAAATCGTTTACCAGAGCGCCACGCGATGATCTCTTCCGGATCAAATTGATGTTGCTTCGTCGTATATTTGGGTTTCGGGAAACCGTCTTTTTTCTGTTTTCCCGATCCCGCCCACCGAATGATGGTTTTATCCGTTACTTTCAGAAAAGCGGCAACCTCCGCCGTGCTCCAGTAATCGCTCATTTCTCACACTCCTTTTTGTACCCGTTCATCAATATTGTATTTGCCACTGCTGCAGGTGTACCTTCCCACTTTGCTTCAAAGATAATCCCATTCAGATGGTACTGACTGAGGTCATCCAGCGTTTTAGGTAGTGTCTCAACAGGGAAGCCGTTCAGCACCGTATCGGCGGTCTGATTAACCGCCATTTCGATAACCTGCTCAGTGGTAAAGTCTGTTTTCCGGTAACCGGCAGCCCAGACAGCATCTGTAATATCAGACGGGTCATGACCGGCGGCCGTGATAATTTGCACCAGGTGCAGATCAGTTGCTTTCATCATTTTATCCCCTTAGCAGCACGCCAGACTTCAAACATGCGGCGAACAATTTCACGGGCGTAATTGCCTTCCATGTCCCGCTCTAAACTGTACCGGCTGCCGTACATGCGGCGGATCATCGCTTCAAATTGTTTGTTCATGGCTCACCTTCCTGACTTTCTTATTCCATTTTTTACCCGTCATTGTCGGGGTTAACTTCGGCGCAACGACCTGTGGAGCTGGTGGGCGGGGAAGGTATATCCCCGCTCTGATGTAATACCGCTGGCGCATATCGTGAATAATCCGCTGCGTATAATCCCGTCCGTCATCCACATGGTGGATCGCCTTTATCAGCGGGTCGTCGTACACACCGATTTCGTAATCTTCTTCCTGCTGGCTCATCGTGACACCTCCCGGCAGATAATCTTATGTGCCCGGCGGATATGGTTCTGCTTGCCGTAGATAGTCGTCATGCGGAATAACAGGCCGGTAGTTGATTGCTGAACCGGAGTACGGAGCAGGGCCGCGTCAACCAGGCGGTTCAGTTTCCTGTGTTCGGTGATGAAGGAATGGATCACCACCTTGGCTATGTTGCCGTTTGAGATAAATTCGATTTTCATTTTTCACCGTCCTTAGTGCATGGTGGGCATTGCAGGAAAACTGCCATTAGCTTCCAGCTCGCGGATATAACCATCACGAAGAAGGCACAGACCTTCGCGTCCCTTTTCTGATAGCCGTGGCCCGTGTTCAACAGAGATTTCAATAAAATCTATATAGGTTTTGATAGTGAAATCAGCCCAGTAATCATTTCCGAATGTATCGATCATGATTTGTTCCAGCACTTCACTCAGTGAAAGGCGCAGAGGTGCTGGGTAAATAGTCAGTGCTGATTCGCCGTTACTGTAAATAGTCGCAAGATCAGTACCGCCTTCATCATTCGGAACTTCAACAGTGCCGTTCTTTGCCTGCTGCTCCCGGATAAAGCAGGCGGCTACCACCCAGCGCCATATTGAAACGCGCTGCACAGGCGTCAGAGTGTCAGGATCATCAGCTAACTTTCCCATGACGGCAGCGGCCAGATACAAACCGCTTAATAAATCTTTGTCATATTTGCCTGACTCAAGGGCGCTGACTGAATCTGAGTAAGTGATCAGGGTGCCGTCGTCAGAAAGGACGCCATTGCCGGTATCAGTAAAGTTCATAATTATTTAACCTCCGCTGTTTGCAGTGCTTCACGCTGATTCCATACGCGCACGGCAGTTTCCAGAGTGTCTTCGGGCTGACTGGAACCGCAGCAGTCACAGCGGACGGTATACAGGTATTCACCATCCCAGCTGGTACTATTCAGCTTGATGTCGTCATTACCGCAGAAAGGGCAGGGTTGCAGCTCAATCTCACTGCGCGGCGGGCACATATCGACTTCAGCCATCATGCTGGTACTGAACCCGACCGGAACCACTGCATGAAGCATGTGATTGGTTGAGGTGATCCGCTCGTCATCAAAGGCTTCCTGCGCTTTTTCAATAGCCGAACCTGCATCCTGAGCCGTCACTGTGACAGTCAGGGCATGACGGTGGCCACACGGATAATTGCCCAGGTAAGTTACTGCGTATTTTGTCGTTTCCATTATTTGTCCTCCCAGCCGATAGCCTGAAACAATCCCATTTTCGGGTGATACCAACGTGCCCCGCGTAATTCCGCCTCACTCATCATCAATCTGAAAGCTTCCATAAACTCAGATTCAGGGATGATCGCCATCGGGCGTGGAACCCTTTCCGGCGTGAGTATGGTTATTTGGTCCTTGCGGATATTGAATTGCTTCACCAGTGTTTTGCATTTATCGACGGTCATACCTGATTTTGTTTTGGCCAGTGAATAGCCGATCCAGCCGGCAGGTATGGTCCCCTGCTTGATTTGCTCAACAGCCTCATGAACATGGTCGACCTTGTGTTCTACGCTGGATATTCGGCGCTCACTCTCAAGGTTTGCGATAGCCATTGCGGCGATAATTTCTGCCTGTGATTTTGGTTCAGGCTGACCAAGTGATTTAAGAGTGGCGAGCACGGAGCGACGAACCGCTTTTGATTCGCGCATTCCGACCAGCATTAACTGATCCATGTTCAAATCGTAGGATCGGACTTCATTTCCATAGCGGTAAATAATTTTTACCGCTGGTAAATCGTCCAGTTCATCCTCTATCCGTTTGACAAAATGTGTATTTTTAACCTCTGGCTCACCGCATGAAGTTCTGGCCGGATTAATAATGTTGTCTAAAAATTCTAAACTGGACATGATGATATTGTTTTGCATACTGATTAATTCGTTCATAATTAAACTTCCTTTAATTCAATTTTTAATCTTTTGGCTAACCGGCGTTGTTTTCTGTTTAATGGCATCCGAATTTCATCGCCACATTTTTCAAATTGAGATAAGTGTTTGCAGACATTGGTATAATCTTTAACTTCATCCCTTTCTAAACTCATCCCCTGAGCAATAGTCATGCCCGCGAAACCTTGTTGCGTTCTGCTACGTTTTCTTTTGCCCATCACAAACCCTCTGCGATTTTAATTTTTGATTTAATCAGGCAGCGTTCCATTGCCTGTTTGCTTGTTTTTTCCTGCTTACTTAATACGGCACCGTTACCGGGCTCGGCTAAATGAAATGCCTTGTTATATTGCTCTGCTGCACGGCGATATAATTTCCGCTTTTCTAAGTTGCTGCCGGATATCATCAGTTCATTAAACAGGCTCATTCTTAAATTCCTTTCTGTGCATGTTTTCAGCAATTAACTCTGTGATTAAACTGATAAACATTTCACCATCTGGTGTGATATTTCCGTAATCGTTGTAGTAATTTGCATATGAGTTAATTATCTGTTGTTCTGTATACCCTGCGTCTTTGCATGCTTTGTTTTCATAAAGCGATATCAGCGCTTGTGTCAGTACCTCAGCATCTAAATCAATCTGATATTTCACACCATCTACAGAGCGTTTAAACGATGCTGACTTACCTTTCTTTTTCAGATGATGAAAGAAAGCATCAGTGAATGACTTTCTTCTGTTTGATAAAATATTGTTATTTTCCATAATAGATATCCTGATTTGAGATAAAGGGATTCCCAGCGCAGGCGCTGTAATTAAAAGTTATTTTTGATTTCTGTTATTTATTAATGGCTGACTTTAATTTCCATGATGCAATTGATAAAGCTTCTTGTGCGTCAGTTGCTTTTTTAATAGCTTTTTTATGCTCAACTTTTAATTTCATAATTTCGTTTTCACGGCGCAGTGCCGCTTTTAATTCGTTTAACACTTCGTTTTTGCGTTCGATAAATTCGTCCCGTGGTGCTCCTGCTTTCCATGCGGTCGCACCATTCTCAAGCCGGATAGCCTGAGCGGGTTCGTTTGTTTGCTTGCCTTCCGCATGAAACTGCTTTTCAGCGATAATGTAGGCCAGTTTATTCAGCGCGCCGCCCTGGCTGAGGTAAGCATGATTGGCACCTGATACAACATACACGGGGCGCATTTCGATAGTAATTTCACCTTTTGATGCTTTTTCGATTGCTTCAAATTTATTAGTCATGATTGTTTCCTGTCATTTTTTCCAGTTGGTCTAATGAACCACTTAACTTAGATGTCACTAAATCAAGCTGTGCGAATATTATTTCTTTCTCTGGTTCGTTTTCGTATAAATCACTTTTAAGTTGCTGTAGTGATAATTCAGCATTGTTGATATCGCCAATGACACCAATAATTTTATTTCGCTGTCCCTCTGACTTTTGATTGTGCAGATGGGGGGCTGAGCGGCTATTTAACTCACTCTCAGACTGCATTGCATTTTCATTTAATGTGGCTGCAATCATTGCAGTGTGCTGAATAAACAAACCCAGTCTTCTGATAGTATCTTTAGTTAAGATGTCATTATCACCTAATGAACATTGAAACATTAAAGTTCCGATAACACTAAGGCCTTCAATAATCCCCTGTGAGGATGCGCCGTTATAGATAGATATATTTGTCAGTTCTTTTTCTGATAACGCATTGAAGTCTTTTATTTCGAGTAATTCACCGATATTCATAATCAGTCCTTTTTAATTACAGCGTCTAATCTGGTTAAATCATCCAACTGAACAAATATAATTCTCTGCACAGTACGTAACATTAAATAGGTGTCAGTGTCAGCTTCGTTTTCCACTGCGGTAAGTAAGGGTGTTAATAAAGCCTGTAATTCTTCGTTTATTTTCAACGCGTCATCAAGGTGTTGGCGGTGTGCCGGTAAAAGGCTGTATTTAGCCATTGTTCGCAACCTTATTATTTGTATCGCTACGTTCTGCATGGGCCGGTCGTTGCAGCTGCTCTAACCAGTACTGAACTAAAAGCAGAACCCCGCTATCCTGAATAATTTGCGGTATAGCATCACAGCGAATGTGGGTTAATAATGCATCTAATTCCAGCAGGCGGCGTTGAGAGTGATTTTCAGCCACCGATGTATCGGTGTTTCTAATCACGGTATATGCCTGGTCGCATATATCGTTATATGCTTCTAAATCCTGCTCGGTATATGCACCGGTCACTTTATTCATTTTCGTCTCCCTCCAGAACCTCATCAATTTCAGCTTCCGCCTGACAAAGTAATTTCAGTGATAGCGGGTGTTCTTCGTTGTCGTTAATCAGGTGTTGCGCTGCTGCTGTAAACGCCTTAACTCTGAGTAACGTATCTATGAGCTGCACGCGGCTGGCAGCTACCTCCTGTGACATGTCACGATTGTCGTTTATGCTTTCTTCAATCAGAAACCCAGAAACCATGTCAGATAATTCACGCGCCAGTTCGATAAGGTTATCCGTGATCGGGTCAATGCAATGGGCGCTTAACTGGAACAGTAGTGCGCTTAACTGTGCTGCTTTATCGACAGCGGTTCCTAAATTAATTTCGTGTTCCATGTCACAACTCCTTTCTTTGTTCGTTTTCTTCGATTAACCAGCAGGCAATCGGGTCAGCTAATGACGATGCGAGCTCAAATAAATCGGATACCTGCTGGCAATCAAGAGCGATAAAGTCAGCGTCTTTGATAACGTACAGCAGGGTATTTAATTGCGATACTTTCCTTTCCGCTGTTTCTAAATCAATTTCATGCGCCATAAATCACCTTTTTTAATTGTGCCTGATTGTTTTCCCACCTCAGGCAGCGGTGGTATCCTCTGTTCACCACAAACAAAGAGGAATTTTTATGACCGCTCACGCCAGAATCCGGGAGTACTTTGAAGCCGGACATCAACTTTGTGTTACCTGCTCACACCAGACCAATGTTCTGGTCATGGATGATGAAAATTACGAGTTATTCAATAAAGATGAAGCTCATGACTGGATCGGGGGTTTTAGCGCCATTTTTCCTGTCCGTATTACTATTCCTGAATCCGGGTATTGGAATGTGGTGCTGTCTATTCCTGATGAAGTCAGCTCCGATAAATTCACTTATTCAATCAATGAAAATTGATGTTTAGCCTCTTCTAATGCTTCCTGAAGGGCGGCAATGATCTGATCCTGAGTTCCGTCCTTCAGCCATTTCACGGCCATGCGTCCGCTTTTCGGGTCCTGGCGAAATTCCCAGCGAACGTCGGGGTTTTTCTCGTTTGTTATCGTTACCAACATGTCACACCGCCTTAACTGGAATCTGTGTTGCCAGTGATAAAATATAATCACGGACAAGCTGTAATTTTGCGGACCGTAAATCCGGCGCCTGCACCTCTTTGCATTCAGGTTTTGCGTTCTGGTCGATACGCTTGATAGCAAAGAACCGAAAGGTGAACATCTGATTAACCGCTGTATAGGTGTCAGGTTTCGGCACGTTGCCATTTGACATACAATGTATAGTCGGCATTTTTTAAACCTCGCGGTTATCAGTAGAAAAATTAGTAGGGTACATTTCGCCGGTTCCGTAATGCAGCCAGTCAAAATTTATCCCCAGCGCATGAGACAACACACCTGACCGGGTTCCGGTTTTATCTTTACCGGTGATAAGCCGACTGATCACGCTTTGCGATACCCCGGCGCGTTCTGCCAGTTCCTTCTGTGTTAATCCTGCCACTTTCATGGCGTGTTTTAAGCGCAGCGGGAAGCTTACGCATGGTTCGGACTGCACACATTTTTTCGGTGATGTATTTGTGAGCGGCTGATCCATTGAAACAAAAGATGCTTCAGACGAGTATCGCTTGGTGATGCCCACTAACAACAATCCGATCTCATTAAGTTCGTTATCTGTGCTGCTAACCAGAAGAAGTCCTGCCTCCAACATAATCTCAATGTTATGTAACGCGTCAGAATGATTTAACGGAAAACCTAAGAAATTTTTCATATCACGCACCTTGAATTATCGCTTTACCGATTATCAAGATACCATTTTTTTATGGGGTGTCAATCGGTTTTCCGATTTTATTTTGATGCTGGCGAATTAAGGGAAAATAGGCAATAAAAAACCCGCAAGGAATGCGGGTTTGACAGGGAGCAAGCTTATGCGAAACGTCGCAATTTCATGGGCCAACTAACTATTACTTTACCATCAATGAAAAGTTGGTCTTCCTCATGTTCATCGATTTGCCATTCTTTGTAGGCGGGGTTATCGGATAGAACGACAAGATGATTTTTTATTTTTTGAAGCCTTTTGATGTGAGATGATTCACCAAATGTAAATGCATATACCCCGTCACCTTCAAACTTTTTCACAGTAATGTCGATAAAAACCAAGTCTTCCGGGTCTATGGTTCCTTGCATGCTGTCACCTTGAGCATTAATGGCTTTCATTGATGACGCGGGCCTGCCGCCAAAGAGACTCAACGCAAAGTCAGGCTCTAAAGAAATGGATCTTATAATATCTGGAAAATCAGAATTATAACTTCCGGGACCGCAACTATATGCCAAGTCCATCAAATCGACTGTATATGAATCCCGTATGGCAATCTCGTGTTCGTAAGTTCCGGTTAATCGTTCCACGGAGTATTGTCCACTAGGCAGCATAGGCCCCTGACCAAACGCCAGCCACTCAGGATTAACCCCCAACACCTTGGCTATTTCAACAGTTTTCCTAGATCCTGTGGCTTTGTTAAGTAGCTGGTTAATGCTGGACTGAGCCATGCCGACAGCCTTAGCTAGAGCCCCTTGAGTATACCCTGCCTTTTGCATTGCGGTGTTTAGCCTATCAGAAAAACTCATTTTATATCCTCCGAAAACGTAAGAGTGATTCTATCGCTTTTCCGATAAAAAGCAACCAATAATCGGAACGCCTATAGACAAACGGTTTTCCGATTTGTATCCTATTGGAAATAGGAGAACCGATAATGAAAAATGAAGCAATCGAAAAAGCCATATCGCATGTTGGTAGCCAGCAAGCGCTTGCCGAAAAGTGCGGTAGAGCACAGCCAACAGTATGCGATTGGTTGTATGGGAAAAGCAAAGTACCAGTCGAGTGCGTGCTGAGAATAGTGTCAGCAACTGGCGGGCTGATTAGTCCACACGAAATTCGCCCTGATCTTCCTGATCTTTTCCCTCATCCGGAGGGTTATTCCCATGCATCCGAACCAAAACACACTGATGCCTGACAGCTATTTTCCTGATGACGGCAAATGGATTCAGGAAATGCTGTTGCAGTTATCACCGGGAGCCAGAAACAGGGCGCTGGTGGCTTACTCAGCGGTGTATCAGGAACGGTGGGAAGCAGAGCCTGTTCCGTACAGGAAAGACAACACAGCACGCAGGGAAGCGAATAAACGGCTCAGGGAATACGTCAGGAAGTTTAACAGAGCCATGCAGGGTTACACCGCAGACCCACAGAAAGTTGCGGGATAAAAATTATCAGGAGGTGTGGAAGTTAAGACGTTTAGCCGTCCAGATGGTTTTCCGGTTTGGGGAAGAGGGGAAAACTTTCTAGGGGGGTAAGGGGGGTGATCTTTGAAAGGGGTGTAGGGGAAGGCACTGCCAAGGGAAGGACTCAGATCTTAAAGATAGATCTCTGTAGGGGTTAAAAATGGCATCAGACGTATAGACGTCCGTTTATTAAAAATACCCCTCTCCTTGGCAGTGCTACCTGGTCGATAAAATTGAGGTAATGGCATGTTAACTATCACACCAAATTTTGCACAGGAAAGAGCACTGCGGTTATTGCGCAGAGAGTGGAAATCACACCGCACGTTCATGATCAGCAGTCCGACCGGCAGCGGTAAAACAGCGCTGGCTGCATTCATCACGCACGGTTGCAACAGCCGTGATATGCGGGTGATGTTTGTTGTGCCGTACACGATCCTGATTGAACAGACCGCAGCACGGTTTATCGATTACGGGATTCCGATGGAAGATATCGGTTTTGTCTGGCGTGAGCATCCGAACTATGACCCTACACGACTGATCCAGATTGCGTCAGCCGATACGCTGATCCGCCGTGAATTCCCGGACAACATCGATCTGCTGTTTATCGATGAGGCCCATCTGCGCCGTAAAAAACTGCTGGAAGTTATCCGCGATAATGAATTTAAGGTGATTGGCCTGTCCGGCACACCGTTTTCTCCGTTCCTGGGGACGTATTACGAAAGACTGATCAAACCTACCACGATGAAAGAACTGATCGAGCGCGGGGACCTGAGTCCGTATGAGTTTTACGCCCCGACAAAGCCGGATCTTTCTGCGGTTAAATCCACCAGCAGCGCAGAGTATGGCAGCGATTACAAAGAGGCTGACATTGCTGAAATTATGTCGGGTGCGGATCTGGTCGGTGACGTGGTCGATAACTGGCTGGCCAACGGTCAGAACCTGCCGACCATCTGTTTTTGTGTGACCGTCAGCCATGCAAATTTCGTCACGATAGCGTTTAACCGGGCGGGTGTGAATGCAGAGATTATTACCGCAGATACCCCGCATGAAGAGCGCCAGCTTATCATCCACCGCTTTGAGCAGGGCGGGACAAAAATCATCGTGAACGTCGGCACACTGGTTGCCGGGTTTGACAGTGATGTCCGGTGCATTATTTACGCCCGTCCGACGAAATCGGAAATTCGCTGGGTACAGTGTCTCGGTCGGGGTCTGCGTAAAGCACAAGGCAAAGATAAATGCCTTATTTTCGATCACTCCGGCTCCGTACATCGTCTGGGGTTTCCTGATGATATCGAATATGACGAATTGCCGGGTAAAAGTGACGGTCTGGAAGAATCATCGTCTGTTCGTGACCAGGAAAAGCGGGAGAAAAAGCCGAAGGAATGCACATCCTGTCACTACATGAAGCCTGCCGGTGTTTACGTCTGCCCGAAATGCGGCTTTAAACCGCTGGCCGGTGAAGACGTTGATGTTGATACCTCCCGTAATATCAAAAAAATGGGCAAATCCGAAAAGGTTTATACCACCAAAGACAAACAGAGTTTTTACTCCCAGCTCAAATATTACCAGAACATCCGCGCCACAGAAGGAAAGCCGGTCAGTGACGGGTGGGTCTCTAATACCTTCAGGGACAAGTTCGGTGAATGGCCGCGCAGCCTGCATGCCACACCGCAGGAAATAACCCCGGAGGTATCCAATTTCATCACACACAAACGTATTCAGTGGGTTAGACGCAAACAGAAAGCCGAAGCATTGATGCCGCAGAGAATCGCAGATTTAAAACAGCAACTGAATAAAAACGCACAGCAGGGAGAATTATTGTGAATACAGCTGAAGCAGCAAAGGGGCAGTGGGAAAAGATTTTTGCACACTACGGACTGCCGCCGATCACCGGGAAACGGCATTTTACAGGAAAGTGCCCGATATGTGAGAAAAAGGGAAAATTTCGCATAGACGATCAGGACGGCCGGGGAACGTATATCTGCACCTGCAGTTCCGGCACAGGATTTCAGTTGCTGGAAAAAACACAGGGTAAGAGCTTTAAGCAGCTGGCGGATGAGATTGATCAGTTGCTCGGAAATAACCGGGAAAAAGAGGTTCTGAAGCCGGTCAGCAGCAATACCCGTTCAGACCGTGAAAAATTTATCAGTTGCTATGCTCAGATGCCGGATCTGAAAGACACCTCAGCGGCTGGCTACCTGCAAAACCGGGGCATATTTACGTTACCGGCAGAACATATCCGGTTTTGTGAGAGACAGCCGACTCGTAAAGGCATGACGGTTATTAATTATCAGGCCATGTGGGCGCTGGCCACGGACTCAAAAGGTCAGCTGTGTTATCTGCACCGCACATATCTGGACGGTGACCGGAAGGCCGATATCAATGTGGTAAAGCGCATGACAAAGCTGCAGGAAGATAACTATCTGGATTATGCCGAATCAGTGGCAATCCGCATGTTTCCGGTCGCATCCACGCTGGGAGTGGCTGAAGGAATAGAGACAGCATTGTCCTGTAAACAGGTTTACGGGGTAAACACCTGGGCAACGATTAATGCCGGATTTATGGATAAGTTCACTGCACCGAAAGGAGTGACTCACCTGATTGTTTTTGCTGATGCTGACTGGGGCAGCGCAACCGGGCATGCTGCGGCTTTTGCCTGTGCCAAACGCAACCTTGTGGCAAACAATGATGTGGAGAAGGTCAGCGTTCGCTGGCCTGATAAAGGTGATTTTAATGACCTGATCCGTGACGGAAGTGAAGTCCGGGAACTGACATTTTACCGGGAAAAACACCAGGAGGCCGCGTAATGAAACTCGAAAGCGCATTAAAACAATTTCATCCGAAGTCACCGACATTCAGTGACAGCTCAAACTCCACAGCCCCGGACAGACTGAAAGGCATGGATTCGGCAGCGGCAATGGGTATGGCATCACAGCGGGCCGCGTTCGGCATGCATGCGTTTTTTGGTAAGAATGATGTCAGCATTGAAGATAAATTCAGGACGGTTGAAGCACTGACGCAGTATGCTCTGCGCACGGTACCAAAGCTGGTGGCGAAATCGGCCGGTAACCGTGTTGCTCAGTGTATGAAGATTCTGGCCGCAATGGCATTTGAGGATTACGCCCGTTCAGCGGGTTCTGTCTGCCAGTGTCAGGACTGCGACGGAAAAGGGCTGATTTATCGCCGTAAAGAGGTGGTGAAGCATCCGGGTATCACCAATATGGAAGGTACTGTGATTGTTGAGCCGGTAGTCCGCACTGAGCGCGTTGACGAACTGTGCACGACCTGCAACGGTAAAGGGCAGTTAACCCACCGGTGCCGCTGCAAAGGCCGGGGGAAGGTGTACGACGAAGAGCAGAGCGAATTACAGGGTGCGCCGGTATTCAAAGATTGTCCGAAATGCTCGGGGCGCGGGTATAAGCGTGTGCCGTCGTCAGTGGCGTATCAGGCGATAAAGCATCTGGTACCGGATTTAAACGAGAGAACATGGCGCAGAAACTGGAAACCGTTTTCCGAAGGTCTGACAGGGAAATGTCATATTGAGGAAAGTCAGGCGGAAAATTTATTTAGTTATATAACAAAATAAGGTATAAAAATCACCGGAATAGTTTGATGTGATGTAAAAGTTTAATTACCAGGTAAGTAAATGAAAAAAAAATCATTTCGCATTTCGTTATCTTTAGATTTTTTCCGGAGGTCGATGGCTTTAATGTCACCGACTCTTCTTATTTTTGCGGTCATATCATTCAATATTTTTGTGATCGATAACCGCTCTTCCTGGAAGTACACAATATCAATATGTGTTTTTTCATTTGTTTTATGCGCAACTATGTTCGCTATACTTCACGACTACATATCATATTTAAAAGAGACGCACTGGGGAAATTGGATTGCTAATACTATTTTGTTGATGTTTTTCATTTTATTTACGCTGTTACTTGTTAAACATGGTATATACAGCGGGTCAAGTCTCCACTCTTCAATTCTTCGCGCCATAGGGCAGCAGACATAACCCTTGCATTTTGTCCGAAAGTGCCTTATTATCTCCAAATAGTGGGCATCTTACGGTTAGCGCACTACACAAATTTTAAACCTCGCACTCGCGGGGTTTTTATATTTCTTAGTTACTTTTGTCAGCCGGCTAAAAGAGCTAAAGCTATCACTTTTTCTTTATCCACAGGGTTATCCACAAAACTGGATTGTAACTTTAATAAATGTTGATAACGTTGATTTTTTTGCGTTTTGTGTGATTAACTATGGATTCATAACTTAACTTATAGTTAAATAGGCTAAAGCTCCTTCTTGGCTGTTAGCCATCGGAACTGTAACTGGCGAAGCAGCGGTAATAAAAGTTGAATATGTACGGTGCTGCAGTAATTTCCTGGTAAGAACCATGATGTGCCCAATAAGGGATAATATGAAAACATTAACATACGCGGGCTTGGCTATACTGCCACTTTTTTGTTCAGCTCAAGTTCAGTTAAGCCAAACGACGACTCCAATTGTTAAGATTGTAAAAAAAGCCACATCACCTTCTGGTCGAAATGTGGTGAAGAGTCGTGAAAATAAAAATGTTTTCGATGGTTTTTACCAAGAGATAAATGATAAAGTTTCTCGATTAGAGCAAGCGAGAATACTATTGGAGCGTGAAGTTAGTCAAACTATGGACAACATAGATTGCGTTTATTTCTCTGATGATGAGCTTGGCAGGACGGCTAAACTCATTGATAAAACAACGGATGGCATTATTAGAGCCAAAGCCGTTATATCAAAATCTTTTGAGAGCATACTCAATGATCCCCGATTAAAGGATTTAACGTTCGCTGCCGATTTAAGAAATCGAGCCTTGAAAGGGATGGACAATCTTATGCTAACAATAAACAAAGTGGTTGATTTGAAAGAAGCGCTTGAGAACAGGCAAAAAACAGTAGTAGTGTTCGATGTCGACAGAATGAATGCTGCAATCAACTCTACTAGGTATCGCGCACCAAATGGTTTGAGCAGAGAAGAACGAAGAAAGTTTATTTTAGATCGTGCAACTGCGTAATTAGGGATGATGCTCTGACATGGCAACCGATAACAACTGGGAGTTTTCTGGATTATTTGCTAGGGAATTCAAAAACTTTCCATCAGATCAGCAGGATAAGATTCTAGATTTTGTTGATGTATACGAGAACAATGGGTTGTCTGATTTTTCCTGCTATGAAGGAAAAATAGCGTGTTCTTGGCGAGGGTTAGATACAACCGATGCCAAGTATACCTACGCTCGTCAGAATGAATTATGGCATTATCATATAGGCATCCCAGAGTTTCGTTCCCAGAATGGTAAATACAAAACATCTGATTGGGTTTTGCATTTTCAATGGGATAGAAAAAGTAATACAATATCGTTAGTCGATATGTATAAACACTATACTCGAGACGGAATTTTTTACTTGCCGGATCCTGCATACCTAGCATGGTCAACAGAAAAAGCCTCCTAATTCATAGCCTCACTTCGGTGGGGCTTTTTTATTGTCTGGAACCCAGCTCGTAACGACAGTTTGCAGGCAGGCCCCCTGAAGTGTTCGGGTGGTTTTTTGCGCGACGGAACTTATTCAGTTCCCGTGGTCTAAATTTAAAATGAAAGCGACCGGAGAGCGAATGAAACTACTGCCACTTATTTTTTCTGTATTTTTATTTGGGTGTGCTTCTGCTGATAATAGTCAGCTAAAAGACAAACCAAAAGAAGACCCATACGCGGAAAGCACGCTGAACACAATAAAAGCAAGCCAGGAGGCTTACAGGGAATTACAGCGGCAAAGATATGGATTCTGAAGTACTTTCCGGATAGTTCACATGTTCGGCTATTCCGGGCAACTGAATACCAGTAGCAATCGCTTTGTTAGCGCAGGGCAGTCCGGCTGAACTATATCAGCCACCAATCTGAAAGGTCGCCTGCGCGGCCTTTTTCCATATACGCCGCCACAGTATCAATCACCTCGTTATCACTTAACACAAGAGCTGTGTGCGGCTTTCTGATATCTACAAAAAGGTATTGAGATGAAAAAATTAACAGTATCCATAGGTAGTCTGGGTAGCGCGGCTACCGGTGATTATGTGGATTTTAATATCTGGCAGGGTAAGCGCCTGCTGGTCAGTGATCGCATTGAAGGTCGCCATACCGGTACGTTCTACCGTGAGTATGATGTGGGTTATACCCGGAGTGAGCCGCTGCGCATCGAAAGCAATGCACCGGCTGGTTGTGCTGTCTGTGTCCATATGGTGCCGTGTGATGAACTATTTCATTCATTTAATGCCGCCGGTATGGTGGATGCAGCATCTACAGACACAGATACTTATAAATTGATCGCAAAAAGATTTGAGTTTTATCACCCCAACGGTGAACCTGTTTCAGCGACAGGGTGCCCCGGTGGAGATGGTAAAACATTAGAACAGCGTGTTACCGATCTGGAAGAAAGGCTGACCACCAAGCAACAGGAAGCCAGCCTTTGTCATGAAATTGAAAACAAGGTTTGCTCAGTTTCAGTGAATACGAAATGTACTATTTCTTATCAGCGAGACTAAAGTTTTTCATCATGCCTTCAATAGCCCTGTTTCCCTTAAATGGCTCAAGCTCAACCAGTAGTTCTTTTCTCTGGCGCTCAGGAAGCTTGAAATAAATATGAGCAATGAGGGCTTTTATTGCTGTCAGTTCCTCCAGTAAATCTTGTGTTGTTTTTACATTAGATTCAAGTGTTAAGGTAATGCTTTTCTCTTTGATGATATCGGGCATTTTTACTCCATCCGAAGCTGACCAGCCATCACTCCGGTTAATTTCACTGGGCTGAACTGATAACCATATCCCGGATATGTGTTAATTACGTTTAACTAAATCACAGGTCGCTCCGGCGGCCTTTTTCTTTCAGGAAGCAACAAAAAGAGCGCCAGGCAGACGGCATATTTTATTTTCTGACCAGCAATCTGCGAAAGGCCAATAGGATATGTGGCGACGCTCGTCAGTGCTCTTTTTATTGCTTTCCCGCCGCTGGTGGGATTACCCGAACCATGCCGCAGCCACCTCACTTTAACCTGTTTAAAACATATAAACCGGTTGCGGCATTTCCCTTATTAATTTACACACGGAACACTCCGCAGGGGGTGGATATATGCGTATGCCTGATAAATTTGACTGGTGGGCACAGATACTGCGCTGGTTGCAGAATGCCACCCCGCTGCTGGGCGGTTTTTCTGTCGCCACTATTATCGCCTACATCAGAGAGCGCCGGGATGGCTCCCGGTGGAAGCAGTCGCTGGGCGAGGCAGTCATCTGCGGCCTGCTCAGTGTGGGGACTATCCGGTTTATGGACTGGTGGTTATTACGCAGCGGTGACACCGGAAGCTGGGGGCTGCTGGCTGAATTTTGCGGTGCGATGATTGGTTTCCTGGGCACCCGGAAGCTGTATGTGCTTCTCGAGCTGGCGGCAAAGGTAATTAAAAATAAACTTGGAGTAAAAGATGACTGAGCCAGAATGGATTACTGAGGCCCGAAAAGAAATCGGCGTATCAGAACACACGGCAGCAGGTTCCGCAGCAGTAGACCAGATGTGGATTGACAGCAAACTGCGCGGACTGGTTGGCACTGCGCGTAAAGTGCCGTGGTGTGCAGGATTTGTTAATGCCTGCCTGGAACGTGCTGGTATTCGTTCGACCCGTTCTGATTCTTCCCGCTCATATCTGGCGTTCGGAAAAATGCTGACACAGCCCGCATACGGTTGCATTGTCACATTTTCCCGTACTGGTGGCGGCCATGTCGGGTTTGTGGTCGGCAAAACAGAATCAGGTCAGCTGATGGTTCTGGGTGGCAATCAGTCCGATGCAGTAAATATCAAAGCATTCAGTGCCGACCGTGTTACCGGTTACCGCTGGCCGTCAGGTGTGCCGGTGGATAATCGCCCGCTGCCGGTCGGTAACGCTGCGCTGTCAGTAAAAGAGTCATGATATGGACTGGCTGACAAAAGCACTGACTGGTATCTGTGTGGTGCTGGTCATTGGTCTGCTACTTACCCTGCACCTGTATGGTGGTCTGAAAGATAATTATCAGCTGCTGTCCTCTCAGTTTGCTGAGCAGGTCGCCATCAACAAAGACTATAAATCCCGCATTCAGTCACTTCACGAACTCGACACTATGTACACGCAGGAGTTAACCAATGCCAAAACTGAAATTGATAGTCTGCGTGACGCTGTTAAGTCTGGCACTAAGCGCGTGTACATCAAAGCCGAGTGTCCAAAGAGCGGAGCCGATACCGCCGCCGGCATGGATGATAGCAGACCCGCCACCCTGGCGAGAGACGCTGAACCGGATTATTTCGATCTCCTCGGACAGCTTGAAACGCTGGAAAAGCAATACCTTGGCCTGAGGGATTATGTGAGAACGGAGTGCTCGGCTAAATAGCAGACAACAGAAGCGGAGAGACAAAAAAACAGCCCTTTACTATAACAATAAAGGGCCGATGCAAGGCATGAGAAATGGGTATCTGTTGCGGATTATTATGCCGACAGGCAGTTCAACAAAGTATCAACGCCCCGCCTGTTATGGGCAAAAAAATAGCCCATGCATCATGCAGGGCTGAAAATGATGAAAAAATATCTATTAATTCACGCTCAACAATATAGCCATAACAAATTAAACAAATCAACAACGCTTTGCTAAATGGCCGACTCTTACCGATGAAAGAACAAAAAAAGCAGCCCATAACCGGATGGAAAGTGGGCTGTAAAGATCAATGAAATCCGTTTAGGAAACTTACGGCGGGAGAATACCGGAACAAACTTAAACCAAACATCAACGTCCTGCTATATAGCGTTTTTTGTGTGCGCCGCGTTGTCGCCGTCCCTCCGTGTTAACCATAACCCGTCTACCTTGTACGGTGAGTGCGCGGAGAGAATCAAAAACAACGAATCCAGCCTGACTCATGGTGTAAGTGGCAACGTCAGTCATTGGAGAATAAAAGGCGTGACAGCCGGAGAGGCGGCATAAACCAATCATAAAGTCTGTTCATAATGAGTCGGCTTTATAATCGGAGGATATGATGCCACCACGCATACCCCGCGCCTGCCGCAAACGTGGCTGCGCAAAGACAACCACCGACCGCAGCGGATACTGCGAAGAGCACCGCAATACTGGGTGGGAGAACCACCAGCAGGGTAAGAGCCGTCACGAGCGTGGATATGGTACCAAGTGGGACCGCCTGCGTACCGTGGTGCTGAGCAGGGATAAGCACCTGTGCCAGCAATGCCTGCGTGAAGGCCGGGCAACGGAAGCAAAGACAGTCGACCACATCACACCTAAAGCACATGGGGGAACCGATGCGGAATCAAATTTAGAGTCACTCTGTTACTCCTGCCATAAAGCCAAAACCGCACACGAACACCTGAAGCGATTCTGAATTTTGAGGCAAATATGACTGAGCTAAAGAATGACTCAGGGCTTTCGCACGCCCATAACGTCTGTGAAGCAACAGATTGCGGCATGTCCACCCGTTCACGTAATAGCAAATATTGCGAGAAGCATTACATGCGCATTCGTCGCCATGGTTCAACCGAAAAGCTTAGTACCAGAAAGGAAGGTAAGCTGGAGCATTCAGGAGGATATCTGTTGGTTTATGCACCTGAGCATCCGCTGGCTGGCTGCAGAAGTCGTGTCTATGAGCACCGTAAAGTTTATTACGATATTCATGGTGCAGGCCCGTTTGATTGCCATTGGTGTGGTAAATCAGTGAATTGGGATACTTTGCATATTGATCATCTTGATGACTGCAAAACTAACAATAAACCCGGCAACCTAGTGCCAAGTTGTCCTGTCTGTAATCAGAAACGGGGTATAGGCAAAATGACGAAAAAAATGAGAGAGAAATCACCCCGCAGATACACTGCACATGGAAAGACAATGTGCCTGAATGAGTGGGCTAATTATCTTGGTCTATCCAGAGCTTCGTTGGACTACCGGCTTAATGCAGGATGGTGTATCAGCAGGGTATTCAGCCCGCGCATTGGTAACTGCGGACCCCAAAGCCGGAAGACCGCAACGGAGAGAACACGATGACGCTACCTGATTTACCCGAATCACAGAATGAATACCAGGCTGCGCTGTTTGCCAAAGCGTATGCGGACAGTATCGTTACCCATCCACGTATGCGTCAGCTCAGACTGAATCGCATTAAGGCAGCAGATAAGCAAGCGCCCGACTGGTTCATACGCATGGTTGATGTGGAGATAGATAATGTCCTCTATCGTCTGGATTACCTTTCTCGCTGGGGGTTTAACAATGACCCGCGGCACTACGCAACAGATACACTGCAGTTCATCAGGGTAACCCATGACATGCTGCTTAATTTTCTTAATCCTGATCGGATGTATTTCAGTGGAGTCAAGCGAGCAGAGGCGTGGCTTGCGGGCGGTGAAAGGGAGTCGGTTAAAGTGGACACCCTGAATGAAAATAATTCCGTAGGTTAAAGTTACACTATTATTCACAGGGGAGGGGAGGTCAAATCCTTGCCACTCTCGCCTCAGGGGACCGCCGCCTTAGTCAGATTTTTATACCCGCGAAAAATGAAATTAAAACCGGCTGATCTGTAAGCAGTATTTATGTATCCGTAAGGAGGGATTTTATGGCTGGCACTCCGGGCAAATCTGGTCGCCGCCCGAAGCCGACAGCCAGAAAAGAACTGGCTGGCAATCCCGGCAAACGGGCACTGAATAAAGATGAGCCCGTTTTTACCCCGCTGACCGGTGTCGACCCGCCGGGCTGGTTTGCGGAAAACGATTTGCACCTCGCTGTCACAATGTGGGAAATGACCGTCAAAGAGTTGTGCGGACAGGGGATTATTTGTCTGACTGATTTGGCCGTTCTTGAGCGCTGGTGTGTTGCTTATCATTTCTGGCGGGAGCTGGTTATCGCAATAGCCAGAGACGGTACCCGGCTGAAAGGTGCAACCGGCGGCCCGATAAAGAACCCCGATTTAACCGCGAAAAAAGAGCAGGAAAGCGAAATGGATCGCACCGGTGCAATGCTCGGTCTGGATCCGGGAAGCCGTCAGCGTCTGATCGGGTTGGCGGGACAGAAAAAACAGGATAATCCGTTTATGAGGTTAATCACATCATGAGTCGCAAATCTTACCCGAACGTAAACGCGGCCAGTCAGTATGCCCGCGACGTGGTTCGCGGCAAGATTGTGGCCTGTCAGTACGTGAAAGATGCCTGCCAGCGTCATCTGGATGATCTGAGTGAAGAAAAAAGCCGTAAATTCCGGTACCGGTTTGATAAAGACCTGGCGGAACAGGCCGCAAAATTTATCCAGCTGCTGCCGCACACCAAAGGTGAATGGGCATTTAAGCGCATGCCGATAACACTGGAGCCGTGGCAGCTATTTATTGTCTGCAGTGCATTTGGCTGGGTTCACAAGGGCAGCAGGCTGCGGCGGTTCCGTGAAGTTTATACGGAGATCCCACGTAAGAATGGTAAATCAGCTATTTCAGCCGGTGTTGCTCTATATTGTTTTACCTGTGATAACGAGTTTGGTGCTGAAATCTACTCCGGTGCTACCACGGAAAAGCAGGCATGGGAAGTGTTCCGCCCCGCAAAACTGATGTGCAAGCGTACCCCGCTGCTGACGGAGGCGTTCGGTATAGAGGTCAACGCAAAAAACATGAACCGGCCGGAAGACGGGGCGAGGTTTGAGCCACTTATCGGATCCCCCGGTGATGGTCAGTCCCCGCACTGCGCTATCGTTGATGAATACCATGAGCACGACACGGATGCCCTGTACACGACCATGATTACCGGTATGGGGGCCAGGCGGCAGCCGCTGATGTGGGCTATCACCACCGCCGGATATAACATTGAAGGCCCGTGTTACGACAAGCGGCGCGAAGTGATTGAAATGCTCAATGGTACGGTGCCGAATCCTGAGCTTTTCGGCATTATTTATACCGTTGACGATGGTGATGACTGGACAGATCCGGCAACATTGCGCAAAGCAAATCCGAATATGGGGGTTTCTGTCTACAGTGACTTCCTGATCAGCCAGCAGAACAGAGCCAAAAACAATGCCCGTCTGGCGGGTATATTTAAAACAAAGCACCTGAATATCTGGGTTTCCGCCCGGGCGGCCTATTTCAACATGGTGTCCTGGCGGGAATGTGAGGATAAGACACTCACCCTGGAAATGTTCGAGGGGCAATCCTGTGTTCAGGCTCTGGATTTAGCCAGAAAACTCGACATGAACTCACGGGTAAGGCTTTTTCACCGGGTTATTGACGGCAAACGCCATTACTACTGTATTTCACCTGATTTTTATGTTCCGTATGACGCCGTATTCAGCGTTGATGTTGAAAACAGACGTACAGCAGAGCGTTTTATGAAATGGGTGGAAACGAAGCATCTTAAACTTACAGCAGGAGCGGAGATTGATTACCGCGTCATTCTGGAGGATGCGAAGGCCGGAAACCTGATAAATCCGGTTGATGAGACAGCTATCGACCCGCATGGCGCAACAAACATCTCCCATGAACTGGCTGATGAGGGGATGAATCCGATCACAATAGTACAAAACTACACCAACATGTCCGACCCGATGAAGGAGCTGGAAGCTGCTGTAGCGGCCGGACGGTTTCACCATGACGGTAATCCGATCATGACATGGTGTATCGGTAACGTGGTCGGCAGATATCTGCCGGGCAATGATGATGTTGTCCGCCCCACCAAAGAGCAGAACGAAAACAAAATTGACGGTGCAACAGCGCTGATTATGGCTATAGGCAGAGCGATGCTGAACGGTCCCGGTGACTTCCTTTCCTCTCTGGATCCTGACGAAGAAATTCTATTCCTATGAAAAATATACTTCTTGATCTCACTGCCCTGACAGGTTTCGGCGCGGTGCTGGCTGGCTGTTACCTGAAATACGGCCTGCCGGATTCCCTGGTGATTGGCGGGTCAGCAATGGTTATCTATTCACTGGCTGTGGCCATGAGGGGGAAACGTGCTTCTTGATGCATTATTCCGCGATACACCGACCAGTATTGAGAATCCGGCGGTACCCATCAGTGCAGATTCTGTTGATACAGACGGTCTGTTCAAAGCCGATGTGTATGTCAGCCCAGAAACTTCGATGAAACTGGCTGCTGTATATGCCTGTATTTATGTTCTTTCTTCCTCAATAGCACAGATGCCGCTGCATGTGATGCGCAAAACCGGCGATAAGGTTGAGACTGCCCGCGATCATCCCGTGTTCCACCTTGTTCACGATGAGCCGAACGAATGGCAGACCAGCTATAAATGGCGGGAAACCAAAGAACGCCACATTCTCGGCTGGGGAAACGGCTACACACAGGTGATCCGTAACAGTCGCGGTGAGGTGACCAATCTGGAAGCCTGTATGCCGTGGGAAACCGCACTACTCAATACAGGCGGCCGGTATACCTACGGGGTTTATAACGAACAGGGTAATTTTGCGGTCAGCCCGGATGACATGATCCATATCCGGGCGCTGGGTAATAACCAGCGGATGGGGATCAGCCCGATAGTGCAGCATGCGGAAACCATCGGCATGGGGATGTCCGGGCAGAAATACACCAGTTCTTTCTTCGGCGGTAACGCCCGTCCTGCCGGTATCGTCTCGGTGAAAGGGGATTTACAGAAAGATGGCTGGGCCAGACTGAAAGACATGTGGCAGAAAGCGTCTGCGGCACTGCGCAGCCAGGAAAACAAAACCATGCTGTTGCCTGCTGATCTTGATTACAAAGCCCTGACTGTTTCCCCGGTGGATGCCCAGCTGATTGACATGCTGAAACTCAACCGCTCCATGATTGCCGGAATTTTTAATGTGCCGGCACACATGATCAATGACCTGGAAAAGGCGACATTCTCCAACATTTCCGAACAATCTATTCAGTTTGTCCGGCACACAGTTATGCCGTGGGTGGTGAACTGGGAGCAGGAGCTTAACAGGCGGTTGTTCACCCGGCAGGAGCGCCGCGCCGGATTTTATGCCCGGTTTAATCTGGCCGGGCTGTTACGCGGAACCCCGAAAGAGCGTGCTGAATTTTATCATTACGCCATTACTGACGGCTGGATGAGCCGGAATGAGGCGCGGGCATTTGAGGATATGAACCCGGTTAGCGGGCTGGATGAAATGCTGGTCAGCGTTAACGCCGCACAACCTGTCGGCAGTAAATCAAAAGGTGGTGAAAAAGATGAGCAGTAATGAAAGAGAAACCCGCAGCTATGTCGGAGAGGTACGGGCCGCGCCGGGGGAAGAGGACAAGCCGACCCACATTATCGGTCTGGCCTCGGTGTTTAATTCCCTGTCAGAGCCGATGTGGGGATTCCGTGAAATTATCAAACCCGGCGCATTCGACGATGTGCTGAATGATGATGTGCGCGGGCTGTTTAACCATGACCGCAATTATATCCTCGGCCGGTCCTCTTCCGGGACGTTATCCCTGAGTGTCACAGAGCAGGGGCTTGTTTACGACATCACTGCGCCCGACACGCAGACTATCCGGGATCTGGTTATTGCCCCGATGTTACGCGGTGATGTCAATCAGAGTTCATTCGCGTTCAGTGTGGCGGTGAATGGTGATGACTGGTACCAGGATGATGACGGCATGGTTGTCCGGGAAATTCACAAAATATCCCGTCTGTATGATGTCAGTCCGGTGACTTATCCGGCTTATCAGGCTGCGAATTCAACGGTGCGGTCAATGGAAGCGTGGAAAGAAGCACGCGACAGCGGCGGTTTAGCCAAAGCTATCAATGAAAAACTGGCGCGTGAGCGTCTTCTTACATTAATGAATGCATAAGGTAACTCTATGAAACTTCATGAATTAAAACAAAAACGTAATACTATCGCCACCGAAATGCGTGCTATCCATGAAAAAGTAGGTGACGGTGTCATGACCGAGGAGCAGCGCGGCGAGTGGAATCAGGCCAAAACTGAGTTTGACCGCCTGAATGAGCAGATCACCCGCGAAGAGGAACTGCGCTCGGCAGATCAGACCTTCGTGGATGACAAAGAACCGGAGCAGCGCGGAAAGCAGCCGGGTAATCCGGAAAGCGAAGCCGCAGAGCGCCGTCAGGCGGCATTTGACCGTTTTCTCCGTCATGGTTTCGGTGAACTGACAGCTGAAGAACGCCAGGCGGTTAAAGAGCTGCGTGCGCAGGGGACCTCCCCGGATGAAAAAGGGGGCTACACTGTACCCACTCAGATGCTGAATAAAGTCGTTGATCAGATGAAAGCCTATGGCGGCATTGCAGGCATTTCGCAGATTCTGACAACTTCAAACGGGCAGGATATTACCTGGTCAACATCAGACGGCACAGCGGAAGAGGGTGAACTACTGGGTGAAAACACCGCAGCCAGCGAACAGGATGTGGAATTCGGGACCGCCATTCTCGGTGCCAAAAAATTGTCTTCCAAAATTATCCGTGTATCCAATGAGTTGCTGCAGGACAGCGGGATTGATATTGAATCCTACCTCGCAGCACGGATTGCGCAGCGTATCGGACGCGGTGAGGCGAAATATCTGGTGAAAGGTACCGGCGCAGGCACTCCGGTGCAGCCGAAGGGGCTGGATGCATCCGTTACCGGCACGGTCGATGCCTCTGCCGTATTCACCTGGAAAGATATTAATGCCCTGAAACACGCCATTGACCCCGCTTACCGTAACAACCCGAAATTCCGACTGGCTTTTAATGACAGCACCCTGAAACTGATGACAGAAATGGAAGACGGTAACAAGCGTCCGCTGTGGCTGCCTGAAATCACCGGCGTGGCACCTTCGACCATTCTTGGTATGCAGTATGCTGTGGATCAGGCTATCGACAGCATGGAAACCGGCAAGAAGTTTATCTTCTGTGGTGACTTCGATCGCTTCATTGTCCGCCGTGTCACCTATATGACACTGAAGCGTCTGGTGGAGCGTTATGCAGAATATGACCAGACTGCATTCCTCGCGTTTCATCGCTTTGACTGCTGCCTGGAAGACACCTCCGCGATTAAGGCGCTGGTGGCCAAAGCTGCGACAAAGTAATCCGGTCTTAACCCGATACGCCGCTTAACTGCGGTTTTTTTGTGCCTGCGGTCCGGCGTGGCCGCAGGTATGGGGGAAACATGTCGTTACCGACACTCGAAAAACTGAGAATGCAGTGCCGTATCGATGAGGATAATGAGCAGGAAGATGAATTACTCCTGACCTATCTTCAGGCGGCAAAAAAGCGGGCTGAAAATTACATTAACCGCAATTTGTATAACAGTAACATTCCGGAGAGCGACCCCGATGGCCTGATTGTTTCTGCTGATATTGAGCTGGCTCTGATGCTGGCTGTTACCCATTTTTACGAAAACCGGGACCCGTCAGCCATGCCGAACGGGTTTAAAGCCATTCTGGATCCTTACCGGCATATCAATTTATAGGTGACCCATGAAAACCGGTGAACTCAACAAACGCATCACTCTGTACCGGCCGGAGGTGGTGACCGGGGAACTTGGTGATCTCCGTACCGAACTGATGAAAGTCATCATGGTGTGGGCTAAAGCTGAGGCGATATCCAACCGTAAAATCCGGACGGCAGAGCAGGATCAGGTTATTGAAACCATGCAGTTTACTGTGCGGCCGCGCGCAGATATTCAAATCGACTGGGTGATTGAATACCAGAACCGGTTTTTTACCGTCCGTGCCTGTGACCGTAACGATCCGGCGAAACTGATTATTACCACGGAGGCAGACATACGACATGATCGAAAGTGACATTAAGTCGTCTCTTTCCGCTATCACCGCAATGCCCGTTTTCCCCCTGTTATTACCGAAAGATGCACAGGAAGGTATCACCTTTCAGCGTATCAGTGATCCGCGTTATTCCGCCGGTATGGTCACCACTCATCTTATCGTGGCGCGTTTTCAGATAGGCATTCACGTACTGAATGACTACGAAAAAGCCCTGCTGCTGGATAAAGCCATTCGTGATGCCTGGGAGTCGATAGTGCACGGTTACATCGGTAATTATCCGGTGCAGACCGTGCAGCGTGGTAGTTTTCAGCAGGGGCGGGAAGAGCTGACAAAAAACACCGTCCGCTGGTCAGTCATGCGGGATTTTATTATCACTTATCCGGAGGATGTATCGTGAGAACTACGGTTAAGGTTTCCGGCCTTGACGGGCTGGAAGCGGAGCTGATGAATCTCGGGGAAAAGCTGACATCCAAAATACTGCGCGATGCAGGCCGCGAGGCGATGACCGTTGTTGCTGAGGATATGAAACAGTACGCCGGTTATGACAGCAGTCACGACGATGACCACATGCGGGACAGCATCAAAGTCAGAACCACTGACCGGATGAAGGATAAAAAATACATCACTCTGATGACCGTTCGCGTGGGTCCGTCAAAAGCGCACCACATGAAGGCGCAGGCTCAGGAATTCGGGACATCAAAACAGATCCCGCGTCCGTTTATACGCCCTGCGCTGGATTATCACCGTAAAGATATTTTAAACACCCTTACCGCCGCCATACGCGCCGGTATTAATGAAAACCGTTAACCTGGAGAACTATTATGGCCGGAGAAAAATCCTCCCCGGAATACGCCATGTTGCCCGCCGGTACCATCGTAAAATTCGGTGAGGCCGGTGATACCGTCGACAAAATGAAAGCGCTGATTAACTGTAAAGCGCTGGGGGCTACCGGGCTTACCGGTGGTTTTATTGACTGCACCACCCTGAAAGATACCAACAAACAGTCGATTTCTGATCTGCCGGAAGGGCCTGAAAAATCACTCGGGTTTATTGATGATCCCGGCAATGCTGATTTCGCTGCGTTTCTCAATGCTGCCGAGCAGCGTAAGACCGTGCAGTTTTATTTCGCACTGCCGAACGGGCGTACAGCGACAATGATCCTCGCGTTGTCAGGCTGGGAAATGAACGACATCAGCGCCCCGGCCAGTGAGGTGATTCAGATTACCGTGAAAGGTAAGCAGAACAACATCACCTGGGGAACCACCACTGTCACACCACCAACAGGAGGCGGAGAATAATGAATCTGAAATCAGCCCTGTTAAAACCGGATTCACACACGGAAAAACACACACTCTTCGGTACAGAAGTTTATCTGCGGCGCCTCACTGTCGGGGAGCTTGACCGCTATGAGAAAGAGCGTAAGGCTGCCTTTGATGCCGGTGATTATTCCGGGGTCACCCTTACGGGGGCCGGTCTGATTTTGTCAGCTATCTGTGATGAGAACGGAACCCCGGTCAGTGCGGAAAATCTGCCGACGGCAGAAGAACTTATTGATGCACACAGTAATCCTGTTTTTGTGGATGCAATGAATACCCTGCAAAAATATTGCTACGGGACCATTGAGGACGCGAAAAAAAACTGACGGACTCACCCCGCCTCTATCTGTTATTTCAGCTGGCAGACCGGTGGGGGGAACCTGACCCCCGGAAACTGGCTGACATGCCCGCCGATCTGCTCAATCACTGGCGGGCTTTTTTTATGCTGGAAGAGGAGGCTGCGGGTGAGGCCGGGGAAAACACAGTGGTACCAACGGTATCACCGGATATCAGCACGCAGTGCAATGATGTAATGAGGATCTTAAATGGCTGACGTTGCAAGTTTAGCGGTTGCGTTACACCTCAACGCAGCCAGTTTTAAGTCTGATGTGGAGGATGCCTATAACAGTGCATCCGCCAGCTCAAAAAAATTCACACAAAATATCGGCAGGGAGTCGGCTAAAACGGCCGAACAGATTTCTCAGGTTTCAACTGAGGCTCAGCGGGCAGGTAACAGTATTGCGCGAATGAGTAACACCGGAGCTAAAGGCGGGTTCGCACACTTACGGACATCGCTGACCAATATTTCATCCGGCGCGAATGTCGCCGGCTCATCTGTTCTCAGTGCCTTTATTCCGGCACTGGAACGGGCCGCCAATGACGTTGATCGCCTTAAAATGTCTATGGGCGAGAAGCGGCAGATGGATATTGCTGCTGCAAATGACGCAGTAAAAGTCGCTGAAAGTCACATTAAACAGGCTAACAGCGCCAAAGAAGCAGCAATGCAGCAGATGAAAATGGGCCATAAAATGCGCGAGTCTGCCAGGTATCAGCGTGAACTGGCAATGGTGCAGAATGCCCATATGGAAAAAATGCGGGAAGTTAACCTCGCAAACGGTATGTCCGCCGATGCAATAGACAGGAAATACAGCGAAGAGCGGGCAATCAATGACAGAAAGATAGCGAATGCAAACGCACTGGCAGAAAAAGCCAGGGATCGTCTCAGATCCGGCTCGGCAGCGCTGGCCGCTGCGGAAGCTGACGAGGCACTGGGTAAGCAAAAGCTGACAGCGGCGACCACGCAGCTGGCCGGTGCCAGCAAAGAGCTGACATTTGCACAGCGGGCATCCGCCCAGGCTGGCGGCCTGCTGAAAAACACCTGGGCTATGCTGGGCGGAACACTTGGCATTGGTCTGATGGCCGCCGCCGGTGCTGCCACTTATCTGTATTCACAATACAAAGAAGCGGAAGAACGACAAAAGGCGTTTAATGCTGCTATTCAGAAAGGCGGGGCGGGGCTGAATAACTCGGTATACCAGCTGCGCACACTGGCTAATCAGCTGGGCGGAACGGCGGAAGCGTACAAAACAGTGACGGCGGCAGCAACAGCCGGTTTTTCCGGCTCTATGCTGCGTGAAGTGTCTGAATTCGGCGTGCAGCTGGAAAAATCCGGCGGCAGCGCCGATCTCCTGATTACTAAGTTGTCATCCATTAACGAGCAGCCATTGCAGAGCCTGCGCGAGCTTATCAATGAAGGGCTGGTTTTTGACGAGGCCACTATAAACCAGATTGCGCTGCTGGAACGTCAGGGGGATGTTGAAGGGGCAAAAGAGCTGGCCAGAAAAAGCGCCCTGAGTGCCACAAAGACACTGAATGAAGAACAGACCAGGGTCAATGCCATTCATGAGAAGAGCGTTAAGGATATTGAAGATCGCTACCGCTCACTGTCCCGTTCCATGTCTGATTCCTTTTATGGTGCGGCACAGGTGCAGGCCTCTGCCATGAATGCGCAACCCTCTGCTATGCTTGCCATGCAGCAGGAAAAACTGGTGTGGCAGATTGGTGCGGCAATAAAAGGGATGCAGCTGGAGCAGCAGCAAAAGGAACAGACAAAAAATACCCGTGAACAGATAGATGCGCAGTTGCAGTTAAACTCAGCGTATAAAGCGGGCGCGGATAAACACGCGGAAAAGCTGAAACTGCAGAATGCCGCCCGTGAGCAGCTGAAATCCGGTCAGATGGATGCAAAGCAGTTTGAGCAGACAATGAAGGGGATCGACAGCCTTTACAGTTCGCTGGATAAGAAGGGACGCGGCGGCAGCGGTATTCCGGAAGGTCAGCGCCGGGCGCAGCAGCTGATGGAGCAGACTGCCACACTCAGGGCGCAGCTTGCTGAAAATGAAAAGCTGACCGCATCCGAAAGTAAGCTGATTGCATTTGAGCAGGAGCTGGTCGGCCTGGCAGGTAAAAAACTGAATGCCGCTCAGAAAAGCGTAATGGAAAATGCCGGGTCTATCCGGACTCAGTTACAGCTCAATGCCGGCCTTGAGCGTGAAATAGCACTGAAAGGGCTGCGTAAAAAGTTTGATGATCAGAATTTTGAAATAGCGCAGCGCACCCGGGCCATGCAGCAGGAGGCGGATAATCAGCGTCTGCAACTCATGATGCCGACAGCAGATTATGACCTGATGCTTGAGGAACAGCGGATTGCGGATGACTTCCGTCAGCGCCGGTATCAGCTGGATAAAGAAATCTCAGATAAAACCTCGCAGTTATACAAAGATCAGACGGACGTTCTGAATGCCGAACAACAAAAACAGACAGATATCGTCCGTAAGGCTGCAAAAGATAAAACTGCATCAGATGCAGACTGGCAGGGTGGCTTAAAACAGGGCTGGAAAGATTTCAGCGACAGCAGTAGCAACGCGTTTGCGATGGTGCGCAACACATCAGCCAATGCGCTTAACAGCACATCGTCTATGTTCACTGACTTTCTGACCACCGGACGGGCGAATTTTGCCGACTTTACGAAATCCATTCTCACCGACATCACAAAAATGATCGTCCAGATGACCATTTTCAACGGCCTGAAAAGCGGCCTGAGCGGGACATGGCTGGGCAATGCGATGGGGGTGGCACCCAATGCGACCGGCGGGGTGTATACCTCACCGGGACTCAGTGCATACAGCAACAGCATTGTCAGTTCTCCGACGGTGTTTCCGTTCGCCAAAGGCGGCGCACCCAATATCGGCCTGATGGGTGAAGCCGGATCTGAAGCGATTATGCCGCTGAAGCGCGGACCGGACGGCAACCTTGGTGTACGTGCCTATGGTGGCAGTAGTGCCGGCGGTACGGCACCTGTGGTTAATATCCACATCGACAGTGACAGAAATCAGCAGGTTCAGGCATCCGGTGGTCTTGAGCGGTTCGGCAGAGATATAGGGCAGTATGTCGACCAACGTTTCCGCACACTGATGGACAGGGACACCCGTCCCGGCGGGGCTGTCTGGAATCTGGCTAAGGGGGGGAGATGATAGAAACATTCACCTGGAGTCCGCGCCTGAATCCGCAGGGCGATATCTCCTTCAGAACCCGTAAGGCGAAGTTTGGTGACGGTTACGAACAGGTTTGCGGTGACGGTATTAACCCCCGCAGTCAGAAATGGTCACTGAATTTTACCGGGACGGAAAGTTACATCCGGCCAATCCGTGATTTTATTGACCGGCACGGCGGAATCCGGGCATTCCAGTGGACGCCGCCGCTGGAAGATACCGGATTGTATCGCTGTGATGATCCGAAACTCACCCCGCTCGGCGGTGACAACTATTCACTTTCTCTCACTTTTACCCAGGCATTTAAACCATGATCACAAACGATTACCAGAAGCTGGAACCGGGTAATGCCGTCCGGCTTTTTGAGGTTGACGGTACCGCGTTCGGTGCGCCGGATGTTTTGCGGTTCCATGCTTACAACATTCCTCACACTGAGGCAGAGATTACTGCCGCTGGTGGTGACCCTGAAAAACTGCCGGCGAAATCCATCTGGTGGCAGGGCGAAGAGTACCGTGCGTGGCCGGTGCTGATTGACGGGATTGAGGCATCCACAACGGGGTCCGGCGCACAGCCGAAGTTATCGGTGGCAAACCTCGATGGCTCAATCACCGCGCTGTGCCTGGCATATGATGACATGCTGAAGGCGAAAGTCACGATACACGATACCCTGGCGCACTATCTGGATGCGGTAAACTTTACGGATGGTAACCCGGCGGCAGATCCGACACAGGAAAAAGTCTCTGTCTTTTATATCGACAGCAAATCATCGGAAACTAACGAAGTTATCGAGTTTGAATTAGCTAGTCCGATGGATCTGCAGGGGGTACCGATCCCGACACGGCAACTGCATGCAATGTGTACCTGGTGTATACGCGGCAAATACAAATCCGGTGACGGCTGTGATTATGCCGGGCAGAACGGGTATTTCGATAAGCACGGCAATCGTGTGGATGATCCGGCACAGGATCAGTGCAGCGGCATGCTGAACACAGGTTGCTTCCCCCGCTTCGGCAAAAACAATCCGATCCCGTTTGGCGGCTTTCCGGGAACCTCATTACTGAGGAAATAATGATGCGTAAAAACATTCAGGCAGCCATTTTTGCCCACGCAGAACGTGAATACCCCCGCGAGTGCTGCGGGGTGATCGCGCAAAAATCCCGTGTAGTGAAATACTTTCCCTGCCGCAATATCGCGGCCACACCGGAAGAGCATTTCGTATTATCGCCGGAGGATTACGCTGCTGCGGAAGACTGGGGAACGGTGATCGGTATTGTACACAGTCACCCGGATGCCACTACCCAGCCGTCAGAACTGGACAAAGCACAGTGCGATGCTTTCGGTGTGCCGTGGTATATCATCAGCTGGCCGGAAGGGGATCTGCGGACTGTTCAGCCGCGCGGTGAATTACCATTACTCGGTCGGCCGTTTGTGCTCGGGTTTACAGACTGCTGGGGGCTGGTCATGAGCTGGTTCCGGCAGGAATGCGGTATTGAACTGCCGGATTACCGGGTGGATTACCCGTGGTGGGAGCAGGGGGAAAACCGTTATGTGGACAACTGGCAGGAGGCCGGATTTATTCAGGTCGATGATCCGCAACCGGGCGATATGATAGTGATGCAGGTACAGGCTCCGGTCGCCAATCATGCCGGTATTCTGCTGGACGATAATATGCTCCTGCATCACTTATATGGTCACCTGAGCCAGCGGGTGCCATATGGCGGTTACTGGCGCGACCGCACAGTGATGACCCTGAGGCACAACACATTCGTGAATAATTGACACAACCCGCTCCGGCGGGTTTTTTTATGGGGAAGATATGTCACAGGAAATAATGGCAAAAATAGAGCTGGGCGGTGTATTGGGTAAAACCTTCGGTAAAACGCACCAGCGGCTTGTCTGTACCACGTCCGAAGCCGTCCGTGCATTGTGTTGTACTATTCCGGGCTTTGAACAGTTCCTGAATACCAGCAAATCACGCGGCTTAACCTATGCGGTATTTCGCGGGAAAAAGAATATCGGGGTGGATGACCTCGGTTTTCCGGTGACTGACGATGTCATCCGGATTGTGCCAGTGGTGATCGGCAGCAAGAGCGGCGGGTTGCTGCAGGTTATTTTTGGTGCGGTGCTGGTGGCTGCCGCCTTCATTTCTGGCGGTACATCACTGGCTTCATGGGATGCGCTGGAGACCGGGTTGGCAATGACCGGTGCATCCATGATACTCGGTGGTGTTATTCAGATGCTGTCCCCGCAACCAAGCGGGATCGCCATGAAAGACCAGGGCGAAAATAAACCGTCCTATGCGTTCGGTGCCCCGACGAACACTGTTTCTCAGGGCTACCCGGTACCGATCGGTTACGGTAAGCGTCGTATCGGCGGGGCCGTTATCTCAGCCGGAATTTACGTCGAAGATCAGCAGTAATCCTTTCTCCGTTTTTCAGCAGGAAATTCATAATGACACAAATCACAGGCCGCAAAGGTGGCGGTGGCAGCCCGCGCACACCCGTCGAACAGCCGGACGATTTACAGTCAGTTGCCAGAGCAAAATTACTGATCGCCCTCGGTGAAGGTGAATTTGCCGGTGAGCTGACCGGGAAGGCTATTTTTCTGGACGGTACCCCGCTTCTGAATGCTGACGGGTCAGAAAACTTCCCCGGCGTGGTATGGGAATACCGCCCCGGTACCCAGGCACAAACCTATATTCAGGGGATGCCGGCAGCGGAGAATGAAATCACGGTTGGTACCACTGTTCAGAGCAGCACACCGTGGGCACACGCATTCACTAATCCGCAGCTGTCTGCGGTCCGCGTCCGCCTGAAATGGCCGTCCCTGTTCCGCCAGGAGGATAACGGGGACATGGTCGGCAATGAAGTGAAATACGCCATTGATTTACAGACTGACGGCGGGAGCTGGAAAACCGTTGTGGACGGCCGCGTAAAGGGTAAAACCACTTCCGGTTATGAGCGCACCCATCGTATTGATCTTCCGCAGTCGGCCACATCCTGGACACTGCGGGTGCGTAAAATCACAGAAGATGCCAACAGCGCCAAAATTGGTGACACCATGGTGCTGCAGAGTTACACCGAGGTGATCGATGCCAAACTGACCTATCCGCACACCGCGCTGCTATATATTGAGTTTGACTCAAAACAGTTTAACGGCTCTATCCCGCAGGTCACCTGTGAACCGAAGATGCGGGTTATCCGCATACCGTCAAACTATGATCCGGAACAACGGACGTATTCCGGTACCTGGGACGGCTCGTTTAAATGGGCATGGACCAATAACCCTGCCTGGATATTCTACGACATTGTCATTTCCGATCGCTTTGGCCTCGGCGACCGCATCAAAATGCAGAATATCGATAAATGGGAACTGTACCGTGTTGCGCAGTATTGTGACCAGACGGTACCGGACGGCAAGGGCGGCAGCGGCACCGAACCACGCTATATCTGTGATGTGTATGTGCAGGATCGCAATGAAGCCTATACGGTACTGCGCGATTTTGCAGCCATTTTCCGGGGCATGACCTACTGGGGCGGTAACCAGATTATCACCCTGGCGGATATGCCGCGTGATATCGATTACAGCTATACCAAAGCCAACGTACTCGACGGGAAGTTCACCTATTCCGGCAGCAGCAGTAAGGCCCGCTATTCCTCCGCGCTGGTGTCGTACTCAGATCCGTTAAACGGCTATGCCGATGCGATGGAGCCGGTGTTTGAAAATGAACTGGTTTACCGGTTCGGATTTAATCAGCTGGAAATGACGGCAATCGGTTGTACCCGGCAGTCTGAGGCCAACCGCAAAGGCCGCTGGGGGATACTCACCAACAACAAAGACCGGGTAGTGACATTCGGTGTGGGGCTGGACGGTAATATCCCGCAGCCGGGGTACATCATTGCGGTGGCGGATGAAAACCTGTCCGGGAAAGTGACCGGCGGCCGCGTCAGTGCGGTGAATGGCCGGAGTATCACACTCGACCGCAAACCGGATGCCGCGCCGGGTGACCGGCTGATGCTGAACCTGCCGTCCGGTAAATCACAGGCCCGCACCATCCAGATGGTCACGGATAACGTTATAACCGTTACCACGGAATACAGTGAAACGCCGGAGCCGGAATGTGTCTGGGTGACGGAATCAGATGAGCTGTACGCCCAGCAGTACCGGGTGGTGAGCGTGACTGAGAATGATGACGGCACGTTCACGATATCGGCGGCCATGCATGATCCGGACAAATACGACCGGATAGATACCGGCGCGGTACTCGATGAACGTCCGATCAGTGTTATTCCGCCCGGCAACCAGTTCCCGCCGAAAGATATCACCATCAGCTCTTACTCTGTGGTGAATCAGGGGATCAGCGTCGAAACCATGCAGGTTACCTGGTCACCGGCCGAGAACGCCATTGCCTATGAGGCACAGTGGCGGCGTGATGACGGCAACTGGATCAATGTGCCGCGCAATGCCACCACCTCGTTTGACGTGCCCGGGGTCTATTCAGGCCGCTATCTGGTGCGGGTCAGGGCGATAAATGCAGCGGAAATCTCCAGCGGCTGGGGATATTCAGAGGAAACCCGGCTGACCGGTAAGGCGGGTGATCCGCCGGTACCGCTGAACTTCCGGGTATCCACGCTGGTATTCGGGATCAAGCTGAACTGGGAGTTCGGGAAATTTACGGAAGACACCCTGAAAACTGAAATTCAGTACAGCAAAACCAACGACGGACAGAACCTGTTGCTGCTGGCCGATGTGCCGTACCCGTCCCGCTCTCATGAGCTTGCCGGTCTGGCCGCCGGTACCGCGTTTTATTTCCGCGCCCGCCTGGTAGATAAAACCGGCAATCAGTCCCCCTGGACTGAGTTTGTGCGCGGTGTGGCCGAGTTTGATACAGAGGCTATTCTGGATGATGTTGAAGCGATCCTGGAAGACTCAAAAATTATTCAGGAACTCAGCAATAACGACATGGACTCATTCGAGGCCATTATCAACAACGCCAACAACACCTATGGCCAGTGGATGCACCTGCAGCGTGAAAACGGTGTGATGAAAGCTGAAATTATCCGCGTTGATAACTACGTGGTGACGGAAACCAAAGCGCTTGCTGAGCACCTTGATGCGGTACAGGCCACCGCAGATAAAAGCCTTGCCCGTGCGCAGAACTCCATCAAAGCCGAGTATGACATGGAGAAAGGCACGGCTTCAGCAATTTGGAAGTCGCTGGTCAGTATTGTGTATGACGGTGTGAATTATGATGCCGGTATGGTGATTGGCGCAGAACTGAAAGGCGGTAAGGTCGATACCATCATGGGCTTTAACGCGCAGCAGTTTGCGTTTTATAACCCGGTGAACGGGAAAATGGATCTGTTCATGTATATGAAGGACGGACAGATTTTCATGAATGAGACATTCATCAACAAAGCCTGGCTGAACGAAGTTGTTGTTACTGATAAAATGCAGTCGGAGAACTATATACCAGATCAGCAGGGTTTTATTCTGGATGCAAAGGCTAATAAATTCGAGTTCTTTGGCGGGACGACAACAAATGGAACCTCTATTACAGCAGATGGTATTAAGGTGTATGACAACAAACGTCTAACTGTTATTGTTGGTGATATATCGGGGTATTAATATGGCTCATGGGATTATTGTATATGATGAACATGGTAATAAAATATTAGATTCCGGCAAAAGACTTGGAAGATTCGTCGGGTGGCATGATGTTAATCCCGCACCTGTCGGTCAGTTTAAATACAGCTGGGATCACCGGAATCTGTTACCGATGGGGGAAATTATTGTCTGGGTTAATCCGAGCTTTTGGTTCAATCATAACGGCTGGTGCGACTGCCGGGTTGAAAATGGCGTAATTGTTTTTGAAGGTAATTTAAAGCGAAACGATGAGCAGAGAGCCAGGGAAACTTATATGCGCATATTATATGGTGTGAAATCATGACGCACGGTTTTATATGTTTTGGTGACACCGGCCGGATGCAAATTGACGGCACTAATATAGCATTAGGGCTAATCAGAAAGCAGTCGTTTAATTGTCCGAAAGTGCAGGATGCAGGACAGGGAACCATTAAAGAGGTTTATTTCCCGACCAAAGTCCACCCAAACACACAAATGATCGCAGCCAGATCATCATTTTGGGTCAGAATAGGTGGGCAGGCGTTTGATAATACGAATAACAATGCTTTTGTCTCTATGCCTTTTCGCGACGGCTCCGGCGGAAATATAGAAATATGGGAGTTTGGTAACGCACCTGTTAAGGTGCGTAATCAAAAAATAGGAATTGTTGTAATAAACCCGGTAACCAATCAGGTGGTATATAATACTAACTGGGGTGTTGCAAATATACTGCATGTACAGCGGCTAAAACTATGGCCTGATACAATGTGGTCTATGACAATGCCTAATAATGGTAATAACTGTGCAGTTGTATTTGGCGGCGGCGCTCAGAAAAGAACAGATTATGAAGAATTTATGGAATTCGAGTCTTATTTCTGGCGAATGAATGGCTCTAAACTGGAGGTGCGTTTATTGGTTGATACGTATTCCAGACCACATGCGTCACAATCTTTTGAGTCATGTGATATACCGCTATATATAATGATAATAGATACAACGGGGATATAAGAATGAATATATTAAAATTAATCACATTAACTGCAATAACCACGCTGACAGCCTGCAGCCATAACGTATACACCAAACCAGTGGATTGCACCGGGCATATGTTTGAGGGGCTGGATAACCGGCATTACTCAGCTAAGCTGACAAAATATGCACCGGACAGTAAACGGTTTTTCAGCACAGGAGATCCTGTTCTGGGGTTACATGGTTGGATCCGTATGGATGCATTTGACAAAATTACATGTGTTAAAGGCAAGGGTACAGAGGACTGATTATTGGCGTTACCTGTCGCTTACTTCGACCAGCAAAACTAAAATCAAAATAAGTAATTCCCTCAACAACCGCTCCGGCGGTTTTTTTTCGTCTGAAATTTAAGGAAACCCCATGATTTACACAGACGGCACTATAGCCATTAATGCCGGCTCACCGATTGTGACCGGCACCGGTACGCAGTGGAAAAAGAACATTCACGGTGTGGCACCCGGCCAGCTTATCAGCATTGAGAACGGCACAGCGCCTGTCAGTATGATGATCCGAGCGGTAAACAGTGATACCGAACTGGTGTTGTCATTCAATGCCCCGGTAACGCTCAGCGGCGCGAAATACTCTATCGCCACCACGGTACCGGATACCATTTCGGATGCGGCCCGCACCATGTCAGCGAACCAGGGCTATATCGTGTATTTTCTCCAGGCAATGCAGCAGTGGATGACAGACACCGGCCAGGTGGAAATTGAGTTGCCGAACGGGCAGAAGGTGACGCTGGATAGTATTAAGGCGCTGAATGACGCTATCGGTAAAATACCGAAAGTGGTTCAGGGTACCGGTGATTCAAAAACGGATGTTATCAGCCAGGACGGAACGGTTAAAGCAATCAACGCAGCAAAACCAGGTGACGCCACAACTGCAACAAAAGGGATTGTGCAACTGACCGGAACCGTCGGGGAATCGATGGTTAATGTCATGCACCAGAAGGCGGTCAAAGACTGGATTGCTTACTATTTGTTTGGGCAAACAGATAACTCTGTCGTTAATGGTTTGTATGCGCCGGATAAAAAATCATGGATCGGCATAAAGAATGGCGGGATATTTTACTGCAACACAACAGATACTCAGTTATTCAGTTTTCAGGACGGAAGATTAAAACTCTATAACACAATGGACTGTGTATCACGCGCAGAAATTGCATCGCCGAATAATAATTTCAAAGCGGGACTCTATGCTTATGATGATGGTCGTCTGTTACTCAGTGCGTTAAGAACGGGTGACGGGGGCTGGTCTAACATCACAATCCCTAAAAATGGCGGCGAAATGATGACGACGGGCAACTACTATGTTGACGGTAGCGGTTATGTCAAAAAATCATCCCCGATTATCCAGATTCACCCGGACGGCAACTACGATACCAATGACGAATCCGAGGGCGCAGAAGTCCGCCGTACCGGCACCGGCCAGTACCACATTACCGGTATACTCGGTTATAACTCAGATGGTGCATGGGGTGTAAACGGTGGCATCTCAGTACCGAAAGATAACAACGGCCTTGAGCTGGTTTATGTCGATGACCGCGTACAGGAAGACGGCAGTATTATCATCGAAACCTGTCACCGTCAGCATGCACACTTACCGGAACGTTTCCAGAACTGGCGGCTGAAAGACGTCACCCCGGAAGGTGAGCGCATTTTCTATCAGGACGGTGAACTGTGCGACCTGCCGGAATCAACCCGCCTCGATGTGCGTGTGGAAATGCCGCAGGGCTCTGTGTGGAATGTTAAGCGGCGTGGACTGGCGGAGCAGATGGAGAGCGAGGCTCAGGAAGCAGCGGAACAGGCCGGAGACTCAGAGGAATAAAACAAAGCCGCACTGGTGGGTGTACGGTGCGGCTATTTCGTGTTATACAGTGAGTCATGGTGCGTATTGGTGCATAGTTTATTTGTACATGTACGTGTTCATGAATCCGTTTTTTGATCTTTTATTTAATGGTAACCCATTGATAGTTAATGATTTATTGCATTTTAATTCCATTCTGATAGTAAATACTATTGATTTATACTTGAGAATGACAACTTGTTAACATTTTGGGTAAGGAAAAGGGTATGAGCTTCATAAAAGAGTTTCGTGAATTTGCGATGCGCGGCAATGTCGTTGATATGGCTGTCGGTATCATTATCGGTGCGGCATTCGGCAAAATTGTGTCCTCATTAGTTGCTGATGTCATCATGCCACCACTCGGTTTACTGATCGGCGGGATCGACTTCAAACAGTTTGCCGTTGTACTGCGGGAAGCCAGCGGAGATGTGCCTGCTGTTGTACTGAATTATGGTGTATTCCTGCAAACCGTCTTTGATTTCGTTATCGTTGCGTTTGCTATCTTCATTGCCATCAAAATGCTGAATAAATTACGCCGCGAACAGGCTGAAGCACCTGCGGAGCCGCCGGCACCGTCAGCAGAAGAAACATTACTGACTGAAATCCGTGATTTATTAAAAGAACAAAAGAAATAA